CCAGTACCTTGGAATGCATGAGACCATACTTGTGCCCAAGGCAGTTCACAACCTTCGGGGGCAGGGAGGAAACGGATAACTGCGGAACCTACACCGCTCTTATCCATTACAGGTTTCCAAAAACGGTTATCATCTTTGGAACCACCATCGTTAAGTTTTTCTACTTGTTTGATGAGTTTCTCGGTGAGTGAACCCATCTTGGATTGCTTTTTAAGATCAGCAAAAGACATTCGTATTCTCCGTATTAAATGTGTAAGTCGTATTAAACGTGTGTTACTCGTATATTGTAGCAAAGAAGGGTGTCAGATGTCAAGGGCTTTTTCCAGATTCTCAATTGACTGCTCCATTTTTACAAAAAAATCTTGCAGTGTTTCATTATCTTTCATACCAAGCATTTTAGCAGATTCAATCATTCTCTCCTTCAATTCTAAAGCTTCTGGGTCATCAGATAAAGACATCCTAAAAACAAAAAGTTTTTGTTTTTCCAAAAACTCTCTCATTGTTTCTAAATGTTCTTTCTTTTTATCATTGCCAAAAAACGGAAGCATTAGAAGTTCATTAAAAATTCTATCTTGAAGGAAATCAAGTTCCTTTAGAGATTTTCTGACTTCTTCAGAATCAAAAAATCCGCTCATAACACAATCTCCTTTAGAATTTCCTTGTATTTTGCTACATCAATATTTAGGAAAGGTTTATATTTTCTAATTCTCAAACTTACGGTATTCCACACTGGGTCATCCATTTTCTTATCAAATCTTTTAACATAATCAAATATCATATCAAATATAACCATTGTTTCCAAAGTAATTGCGTTCTGCAAATACTTTTTTAATAGTTCTGGGTGTTGATTTGATTTATGCTTAAATAAATTTTCTAAGTTATCTTTATCAATTACAAAAACTTCTACTTCAGTTTTAAACAAATAAGAGAGACTTTGATTTCTCTTTACCCACTCATTAAAAACTTTTTCTCCGTTTTCAATGATTTCTCCAATCCAAAGAGATTGTGGGTCTGAGCAATCTACAAAGTTAGCGACAAAATATGCTTTTATTTCTTCGTCATTTTTTTGCCTAGATGTTCTTTCAAAGAAATATCTATCTTTTCTCTTATGAAAAGAGTCCAGAGAAGCTCTGGACTTTCCACAATATTTGAAATAATCGTAATCTTCTTTTGTAAAATGATTTTTAAATGCTAAGTAATTTTTATATACTTCAAATGGTGTCATTATACTTTGGCTCAAATGATTCAATTATATTAACAGGAATTGTTTGCTTATTATTAATTCTATACCAATGAGTATTTTGACTTTCTCCGATATATTTTATTTTATTCTCTGGAATATTTTTTTCTCGAATCGCTGCCTGAATTTTATAATGAATTAATGTAGATTTATCAATCATAGCGGAAGTTTAGCTCTAGTAGTTTTCTTTAAGAAATTTAACTGAATAGCATCATTTTTCAACTTTTCTTTCAGTGGCTTTGAAACTAATTTAGAAATAGTTTCAACTTCTACATTGTTTTCTTCACAATAATGAACAATCGCATCAATGTAATTAATTTTTGATACTTTAACAATGTTCTCTATCTCTTGAGCAAATTTCTGTGGGCACAGAAATCTTTTGTTGATTTCATCTCTAACCTGACTATTCATACTGCTTAAGGGTATCTCTAACAAACTCTCTAATGTATTCGGTAAGTAGTTTGATGTATTTTGCTTTATCGTATTCTTCATAAACAATGCATTCTCCATTTTCACAAGACATAATAATTACGAACTTCTTTACCATTATACCAGTAAGTTCATATAACATACAAGCATATGCAGCACATTGAACAAAATAGTGTTCAATCCATTCTACTGGCTTTGGTTTCTTTGAAGTTTTAAAGTCAATTATAGCTAATTCGGGAATATCGTTCTTTCCTGTGTACTCAGCAATACAATCAACTGTACCGGCAATTCCCAAAACTTTACTGTAAAGGGAACTTTCGAGAGCATGAATATTATTTATCTTATTTAATTCTGGCTTAGCAATTTTAAACAAAAATTCAGATAAAGGTTGAACTTGAGGAAGAGTATCATTCTTCAGAAGATGTTCAACCAAAGTATGCATGTCAGTACCACGACTAGTTGCCTGTTTGGTAATTTTATCTGCTTTTTCTTCACCAATTTTTTTACGCCAGTCAGCAAAAAACTGGCGGTTTTTAAAACTAGTTACAGATGTAATAGAAACAAGTCTTAAGAGTTCTTCTGCATCAGGAACTTTGTAATATCGAATACCATCTATTGTTTCCCTTTCAAGTTTGGGAAGATTCAATTCAACATGTGTAAACATCAAAAACCTGCTTCCATTTTTGCAATAATATATTCTTTAACAAGTCCAGAGCGAACAATGTCATCTACACCAAATTCAATAATATCAAAAGATGGCATTTTACGAATAATGTTCATAAAATCACTAATCCCATTTCTTTCATTAGTTTTCACCAAATCAGATTGAGTAGCATCCCCACAGAACATAATTTTACTATTTTCACCAACACGAGTGATAATAGAATCCAATTCATGAAAATTTAAGTTTTGGTATTCATCAACAATGATAATAGAATTATCCAATGTAGACCCACGAAGGAAAGATGTGCTCCAAAACTTAATAGTTTCTTGTGTTTTTAGATTTCCATACAACATCTCAAAATCAGCATCAGATGGCATTTGGAACATATACTTTACCATATTCTTATATGGAATTTGGTAAAGTGCTGATTTATCATCATGGTCTCCTGGCAAGAATCCAATTTCACGAGTTGCAACTAATGAACGAACAATATAAATTTGTTCATATGGACTATGCTCACTCAATACATCCTTAAGGGCATTATAGAGAGTAATAAAGGTTTTTCCTGTACCTGCAGCTCCATAAGCTACAATATGTTTTCCTTCTGAATAGGATTCAAATAATTTTTTTTGATTTTCTGTAAGAGGGTCAATATCAATCAAATATTCAAAATTGATTGGTTTTTTCCTCTTCATTTGTTTTGCTGTTAATCCAACACCAATTGGTTGTTCACCAGTGTTTCTTCTTTTTCTTGCCATAGATTAAATTGGTTTTACGTTTGAACCTGGAACTTTAGAAACCTTTTTTAGAACATCGTTCCAACCTGGGTTTCTATTGACGTGCTTGCTTAGCAAATCACCAACTTCCCCAACATTCATTTGAGTTGGGATAAGTGCTTTTAAATGAGGATTTTCTTTGAGAAATGGCTCTTTTTCTGCCATATACATCCATTTCTCAAAAATTTCTCCCGTTTCGGTATTTTCAAATCTATATGTAGGCATTTGTATATAATTATTACTAAAATATTTATTCTATTGTAATGGAAGGTGCATCACTACATTCTGGACAATTTTCTGGTTCCCATCCAAGTGCCTTAGCAATATCAGGAAACTGACAAATAAACACACAACGTGCTGCTTCTGCAATATCCATGTGCTCCTTCTGAGTTCCGTGGGCAGAACGGAGGTCAATGTAATGAATCCATGACCTAACAGAACCCTTCATATAGATTCTAGTTGGAGTTGCAAGAGGAAGAACAAACCTTGCACATTCTTTAGCAACACCTTTCTCAAGCATCTTATCATAAAGACGTTGTGCTTCTTCAAAATGTTGCTCAATCATACCTTCAAACTTTTCTCGGGTATGCTCATCCAAATCATTGGTTGAGTTCTGGCGGTTCTTTTCATCCTGCTTACGAAGTTCAGGAACCTCAGGAAGGTCAGTCAGGAGTTTTGTATCTGCATACCGTTGCGAAAATTCCTGGAATGTAAATGACCTATGACGAAGCACTTGTGCTGCGATACCACGAGTGGTATTAATCTCAAGAGTCATATCTGCCTGCTCGAAAATAGACCAATGATTTTGCTTAATGCAATAACGAAGAAGTCCAGCAGCAGTATCAAAATTAAGTTGATTATTTGGATTACTTACACGAGCATTGTAGGTAATCACTTCTTGTGCTGACTTTCCTGCAAGTTCTCCTGCTCCTTGAGTGACAGAAATTAGTTTAACAATTTGTTTCATAAAATTATTTTACCTTTTTAAATCCCTTTGATGTTTGTTCTTCTAATCTTACAATTTCTTCCTTTACAGTTTTTAATTGTAATTTAATTTCTTTAATTTGTTCATCAGAATAAAGATGTTCCTGTTTTAACAAACGTTCGAGCATTTTTACAAGTTCTTTTGCTCTTTTAGTCATCGTCATCTTCAAATACTTCGTCGTAATCTAGTTGCCTTTTTGGCTTTTCTTCAATTTTGTAAGCAGAAATATCAGAGTATACTTCTGCTTTCAGAGAGTCAATTAATAACTCAAGATTACGGACTATTAGTTTTAATTTATCTTTGTCCATTAATTTGGTAATCTCTTCTATGATTATACGAAAAAAAAGAGGGGTAGTCAACCCCTCTTGTTATAAATTGGTTCAATTTCCAATACTTGTTCAAACCACTCTCTAAGATGTATTCGATA